AATACTATAGGCAAAAAATGCGTAGGATTTTGAAGCGATTTTGAACACCCTACCTTACAGGGGCGAGGTTCATAAATCGGCTCCAAGAGGTAGGGGCAAGCCCCTACCCTAAATATGAGCCCCTTTCAGGGGCGCTGGCGCCTCTTTGCCAACCTTGATTTTCCTGGATTTTGAACAACCTACGCCTCAGGGTATCCCGAAATCTCCATCGCGGTGGAGGTTTTGGGATACCCTTTTTTGTTGGAAGAATGCAAAGCATGGTCGCTCTCTGAGGCGAAGCACTGTAGCTCACTTTGCTCGCAAAGTGAGGGAAGCGAAGATGGAAGTGCGGCGACAGCTGAACATCGAGAAAAAATCCGCCTTAAAAATCTGGCATAAAAATCCGCCATAAATACGTCCCCCCTCACTTTTATAATCCGCAAAACGAAACGTTTCGCCATTCCAGAACGAGCCGTCTATTTTCTTAAAACGAAGCGTACCGCTGGGGGTACTCCCCCACCCCAAAATATTTTCGACCGGCTTACGCCGGTATTCACATAATGCAAGAACGGAGTCCGGACACCATCCGAACCCCGTTCTTTTCGTTTTGTCGCTTCGCTCCCGCTTTGCGCGCTTCGCGTTACGCAACCTCGACTATCGCCTTATACGCAGCCACGCTTTGCGCCCTCACGATCTTGCCGCGGAAGGCCAGGCGCGAGCCGACATTCGCATACGCACTCGAGGCATCGCTACCCGCATTCGCATTCGAGACACCGCCATACGCGCTCACACCGTTGCACCCGCGATAGACCACACGGACCGATGCCGAGCTGAACCAGTATTTGTCAGAATAGTAAGTGCTGCTCGATCCGCTCACGGCACCAACTGGCACAACGGCCATCCATTTGCCATGAGCCACTGCCGTTATCCAAAAGTCACCATTAGTCGTACCCTTCACCATCATAATCGTACCGTCCGGCATCCAGATGCGCCACTTGCCCACATTGCCACTCGTGTTCGGTATGTCCACCCTGTCCATCATGTCATACTTGTGTCCGTAGATGTCCTCATAGCCCAGGCAGCAGATATTATTTACCTGCGTCACTTTCGCCGCACCATACTCGTCCTTCTCCACATACCAGGCATACAGATGCACAAGATTGTCCACAAGACTGTTCGTCACATTCGGATTAATCCCCTTCGCCTCTTCGTAGCCCACAGTGTCCTGCATGCCCCTCGATGCCGTACCGCCAGTCGTGCGTGTATTCGAGTGCGAACCTGCGCCACACTGCTCCTGCATGTTCTTTCGCCCATACTTTGCATAGCTCAGATTTGCGATGCGCCAGTGCATCAGCGGGTCTATCTGCTGCATACCTCTCTGCACGCTATAGTAGTGGAAGTCCGTCCATGGCATGTTTGCAGTCGTAGAACCACCCGTTATGCAGGAACGCAGCTTTGTGCCAACCACTGAGCTGCCCGCCACACCACAAAGGTGCTCGTCGTTGGGCACCCAGTCAGGCTCCATGTCTTCAATCTTCTCGCTGTTGCTCAACACCACCTTGTCAAACTCAGCGGTGTTTAGTATAGAGAAGTAAAGTGCCACGGCTCCTTCCGGCACATCGCTTATCAGATACATGCCAGCCTCAAACTTGTTGCTCAGCGTAGACACGACTATGGACTGCAGCACTGCGCCTGTCTTGTCAACGAATACGCTGCCCACAAGATTCGTACCTGGCACACTCGGGAAGCGTACACGCTTGTAGCCCTCCACACTCACCATACACACAGAGTACGAGCTGTCATTACTGAAAGCGTTGTTTATCGTGTCCCTGCCGCTCATCACCTTTTTGCCGTTTGTATAGCCACCCTGCGTTCTCTTGATGTCCTCAAGCGTCAGCACTGTCGCCTCCGGCACTCTTGGCATGTGGGCTCTGTCTCTGAAACTGTAGCAGTCATAGTTTCTACCGTTCAGATAGTCATTCACACCCTTGCTCCAGTAGAACGGCTCCAGCATCATCCAGTCGCCCTCCGAGCCGTCAAGCTTTGCGGGGCTCCCGTCTGCATACTTGTTGCTGTCAGCATCGTCAAGCGGGTAGCATGTCATTTCGCCGTCCAGGTTATTCATCACCGTATCAACACCGGCGATGGTCACGTTCCGGGTCGTTGCTTTCTTCGTCACCTTCGCCAATACTCTGTGACGGTTCTTCAATATCGCCGCCACATGGCCGCTCGGTTTGTAGTCGTTGCCGTACTTGTAGCCCGTCTCGTTGTCCAGGTTGCTGATACACGCGTCGTCGGCAACGGTTTCCGCTCTCTCCAGCATCGTGTATTCCGGCTGCTCGATGTTCAGTTCCGGGAAGTGCTGCTGCAGTGCTTCATACTCCTCGTCATCCTTGTATTTCGTCAGTCGGTATGTGCCCACCAGTCGGCAGCTCTCCACATTGCCGCCATTCTCGTCCACACCGCCCGTCTGCATCAGTGAGGCCAGCAGGCTGCCGTCGCCTTCCATGTCGATGCCGGTCACACGCAGGTACTTCACGTTTCCGCACCTTGCGTGCAGCGTCTGCCAGTCCACACCAGGGCAATTGTCAACCACAAGTCTGTTGATGTTGCTTGTGCCCTCCAGCGTCAGACCGCTGGTCGTCAGTTTGCTCAGGTAGCGTAGTTCCAGTGTCTGCAAGGTTGCCGGAAGCGTTACGCTCGTCAGCGGAGCACCCTGTGCGAAGTTCACGCCGGTCAGGGCTGTCTTGCCTGCCTTCAGTGTCTCCAGCTTCGTGTTGTTGCTCAAGTCTATGCCAGTGAAGCTGCCTGACTTCAAGCCGGTCATATTCAGAGTACGCAAATTTCGGCAGCCGTTTACCAGCAATGCGTTCAGCGTTGTCTGTGTCTGGCCGCAGCTCACGTCAAGCGTCCGCAGGGCGGAACAGTTGTTCAAGTTCAGAGTCTGGAGTATGGCATGGCTAACGTCCGTCAGGTCAAGCCCCATGATGCGGCTCGCACCGTAGATGTATTGCGGGTCATTCACGATGAGGTCCGTGTCAAGCGTCAGTTCCACCTGACTTCCCGTGTCCTCCGCGAGCACTGCGCTTTCATGCGGAGTACCGCTCGTGTAGCCGTACCCGAAGAAATACCGCTCGCTCGCCGTGATTCTTATCTTCCGGTTGTCACTCCCGAACTTATAGCCGAAGTAGGCCGCGAAACTGTCCTTTCTGTATGTACCGCACACATACTGGCTGTCCAGCAATGCAAACCGGTTCTGGATGGTATAGGTGCGGTGCGCATATCGGCTGCCCTGGAGTGCATAGAGATAGTCATAGTAACTCGTAGTGCCGTCGGCCGTCGTCACACCCTCCGTCAGCGGCTTGATGTACTTGTAGATGCCGTCCTTGTTGTAGATGCGCTCACACCAGTTGCCCATCATCTCCTCATTGAACACCTTCAGCACATACTCCAGCGACATCGTGCTTCGCAGCTTGTCTGCCACCTCCCTCAGTTTGTCCGGGCAGCCTCTCACAAGTTCCCACAGCACGGAGTCGTGTCCTGCAAACGCATACGAGCCGATGCTCTCGTCCATCGTCTCCCACGTGATCGTGTAGTCGTATTTCAGAACCGAGTCGTTGCGCTCACCGAACACCGTGTCCATGTCGTATGGGATGAAATACCATATCTTGCCGTCCCACGTCACGAGCATCATATTCTTCGCGCGGTTGTCCACAGCCATGAAGTAGTCCGTTATCAGATACCATGCAAACGGCGAGTCGTTGCCGAAGTATTCCGCATATTCGTTCAGCAATTTCGTCGGGTTGCCCTTGCACGAGTATATCCACTCCCAAAGGCGCTTCACTGCCGCCTTGTCATCCTCATGCGCCGTCGCCCATGTGTCGTCGGCCTTGAAGCGGAACTCCAGAGCATCGTCAAACGTGTCCATGTTGCTCGTACCGAACAGACATAATGTCTCCGAGTTGTTCAGGAACTCCAGGCAGATACACTTGTTGCGCCCGCCCTTCAGTGCAGCCTCGTCATTGAAGCCCTCGATACCCTCAAAGCCGTAGATGATGCCGCTGCCGCTCTTCTCGTTGTTGAAGTTGTACTTGCCAAGATACACGTTCTCACCCGTGCCGTTGTTGTCGTAGAACAAATCTATCGGGAAACCGTCCACGCCGATTCTCACATCATAGTTGCCCTTGTAGGCCATTTGTGGCGGAGTCAGCCAGCCGCATCTCTTCCAGATGTCGTTCACCACTCTCACCGCACCCGTATTGTGCGTAGATGAAGAATCCGAGAAGTCCGCCTTCAGACAGAATATGTCTATCGGTCTTGCACCTGGTTTGAACGAATATTTGAAGTCCGCTACCTCCACACCGTTCACATACAGCTTCGTACCGTACTTCGTCGAGCGGCTGAAGTAGATGCGGTAGTTCTTTCTCGGGTAGGTCGTCGATGAGGTGCCTTGTATTCTCAGTCCGCACTGGTAGATGATGAAGTCATACTCCTTACCGTAGGCAGAGTAGAAGTAGATGTCCACCGGAACCTCAAACTTCTTGTTGTTCGTCTGGTTCACAAGGTTCACGTCACCCACGATCCTCATCACGCTCTTGCCCATCGCACGCAGTTTGTCTATATCGACATCAGTGCCCTCGTCGTCCATCACCTGGTTCTTCTCGAACAGCACCACCATCTCGTCGCTCGTCGGGCGGTCCACCATATAGTTCGCCAGTTCCTCATCATCGCCCAAGGCACGGTTATACACGCGCAGGTTACGCACCTCCACGTCCGCGCTCTCGCTCGTGATCCTGATGTTCATCGGTTCTGCCTGGAGCAGCGAATCCGTCGAGGCATACTGCTTCGCACCGCATAGGATGCCGTTCACATACAGCGTCATCAGTCTGGCCGCCTTTTTCTCCTGCACCACGAAGGCTATCTTCAGTGTCATACCGCTTGCGAACTTAGTGCCTACTTCCGAACCTGCGCCCGTCCGCATCAGAGCCTCCTGCGTCGTCAGTCTGAAGCCCACGCCGCCGGCCATGCAGTCCACCACCGTACCCCTGCGGTCGGTCACGTTCGTACATGTCAGCTCCATCTCGTAGGTTGCGCCCGTGGTGGTCGCGTCGTTGCCGAAAGGCTTGTACCCGATTTCAACATTCGCGCCGTTCGTCAGCTTCAGCGCGTCGCCCGTCCAGCCGTTGCTCTGCCAGTCAAAGCCTTCAAACGCCGTTTGAACGTCGTTATAACGCCATTCAGCAGGCTCGCTCTCGGCATTGCTTCTGCCGGCTGCCGTCAGTTTCAGCACAAGTCCGGCAGTCGCCTCGCTCAGGTCAATGCCACTCTCCGTCACCTTCACGTTCAGCTTGTATTCCGTAGTGCCGCACTTCAGCACCATGGCCACATCGCCCTGCTCCAGGAAACGGTTTGTATATACCTGCGTCGTCCTCGGGACGCTCACCGTCTGCGTATGAATGCCGTCTCGCCACACACCCACGGTCGCCGGGGTCGTTGTCGGGTCATACGCCACAAAGTCAAATTTCACCTGCTCATACTGACCGGTTTCAATAGTCGGAGTCAGATGGTCGTCCGCAAAAATGCGTCCGTCACCGAAGGTCAGCTTCGTGCCGATATACGGGGCGTTCTGTCCGGCCTTCAGAATGTCAAAGTAGATGCTCTCACTCTTCAGCGTCAGCTCCGCGCTCGCCTCCATCTCGGCGACGATCTGCACCGTGTGCCGGCCGATGCTCACTCCCGACATCGACAAGGAGAAACTGCCGTTCGTCGTGCCGCTTCTTTTCACCGTTTGCGAGTCCCACTGGTGTCCGTCCAGATACAGCGTCACGGTTTTGTCGCCGCTTCCGCTCACCGCAAAGGGGATGCTCACCGCCTCGCTCACACCGTAGCCGCCCTTGGCGACACACTCAGCTATGTTGAAGCTGCTGCTCAGCGCAAGGGTCACAGCCTTCACGCTCACATAGCTCTGCCTCGTCTGTGTCTTGCCGGTGGTCGGGTCGGTTGTGGTAGCCCTCACATAGATGTCTGTCGTTCCGAGCAGCAGGTATTTCGTCAGATCCAGGGTATAGGTTCCCTTGCTCACATCATGCTGCGTGTCTGCATACATCACGGTAGCGCCCCTCTTCATCTCAATGCTGACAGTTGCCTTCTGGCCAGTGGATGTGCCTTTCTCGTCACCGCTGCTGTACTGGTGGTCATACGTCCATGTCAGCATCGCGCTGTCACCTTCCTTGATGATGGTCTTGCTGACGGCTGCATCCAGCACGATTTTCGTGGTCGAAGCGTCACCGCCTCCACCGCCGCTTCCTGCCGGAATGTCCGCAGACGCTATCTCCGCACCGCTCTTGTTGGTCAGTGCCAGGCGCACGCTGCTGCCGTCGTCACTCAGTTCGGCGTTCATGCCCAAGACGGTGCTCGCCTCTATCTCCATCAGCTTCGCCGTCACAGCAGCGTTCTGCACCGGGTTCGTCGAGCTTGCGTTCAGGCTCTCGTCCACCTCCGTCTCGCTGATGGTGATAGCAACGTTGCCGTCCTCGCCTGGCTCCAGCTTCTTGCCGTTCAGCGTCACGCTCTTCACCGTGCCGTCACCGCCAAAGTCCTCCCAACTCGCCGCCTGCTCCCAGCTCTCTATGTTCGTTCCTTTGAACTGCTTGGTTTCCCATTTGCCCTGTGCCGTCTCGTAGGTAATACAGCGCCCCTTCGCACGTTTCTTCTCCTCCACGGCTGCTATGGCGGTCTCAAGCGTATAATATCCGCTTTCCAGAGGTATCTCCTCCGTCACGTTATAGGTGTTGCCACCGCCGCTTCCGCTTATCTCCACCAGGTTATCTTCCTCATCGCTCCACACATACACCACGCCGCCGCACACATACGCCTTGTCTTTCAGTACCTCCGTGCGCACATTGTTCATATACATGTCTGCGCCTGGCCAGTTGTTGCAGTATCCGTCACCCTTCTTTCCACGGAAGGCTTTGTTCACCGTGTCATAGTACACACCGTCTATCTGCGGATACGATACAAGCTGTCCCTCCACGCCTTCCACCAGCCCGTCAAACCGCGCTGTCGCGCCGTTCCTCGCAGCCAGTGCCGTTTCCTTGTACTCCGCTTCCACGCTCTCTGCCTTTGCCACAGCAGCGTTGGTCTTCTGGGCGGCATCCGTGGCCTTGCTTGCTGCATCGTTGGCGGTTTGGGCCGCAGCCTTCGCTGTTGCTGTTGCCGTATCTGCTTTCTTTGCCGATGCGTCAGCCACAGCAGCAGAAGCCTTGGCGACAGCTGCTGCATCTTCCGCAGGTTTCGACAGCAGTTTCAACGGGGCGCTCACCACCGTCTCGCCTCTCATGGCAGGGAGGCTCACCACACCGTCCAGCGTGCTCACCGTTTCCAGTTCATCCACACTCTGGCTGTCAGTCTTTATCTGGTTCACCACATCCTGGACCAGTTCCTTTTTCTCTTCTTCTGTCAGTGCCATAATTATTTGGTTTTGTTGTTATTGTTCAGTTGTTCATTCAGTCCGTCGATGAAGCCCGGCACGCACAGCCGCTCTACCACCATGCGCATCAGCCGCACCTCGTCGTCGGTATAGTATGCCGTGCCCTCGCTTCCGTATATCTTCAGGGCAAGGGCATGTGCCTTAATGCCGTTCACGTTCTTGTATATCAAGTCCGCAAACGTCTCCCTCGCGTCCACCGTCTGCGCCGCCTTCCGGCTCACGGTCGTGTAAATTTTGAAATGCTTAAAGTCTATCTTTTTCATACATCATTCCTCATTCGTTGTTCCTTCTATGATATACCAGTTCCCCGCTATCGCCTTCAGCGTCGTGTAGGTGTTCCACAGGCAGTATATCCGTGTGTCGCTCTTACTGCATCCGCCAAACCGCCTCACGTCGATAATGTTTCCTTCTGATGTTTTCATCATGTAGTAGGGGTTGTCCTCGAATATAATCTTCTGTCCGTTGATGGCGGACACATACAGATACTTCAGCTTCTTGCCAACCGGTCTGTCCCAGAAGAAACTCAGTTCCAGTCCGTCGTATGCCGTCGCGTCCGGCAAGTATATCCAGTGCGAGTAAGGATCCTCCGTCGCATCCCAGGATCCCTCTATCGCGTCAAACTCCCAAAAGAACATGTTGCACGGCTCAGCCTCTGGGTCTATCTGGTATTCGTTCGGTGCGTTCACCTTGGTGCTCGAATACAGCAGGTTCGCATGGATCACTCCCGTCACCTCTGCGTCCTTCATCCTTGCAGACTTCACGTCAAGGCTGCCGTCTGCGTTCACCTTGAAATATTCGTTCATCGTCACTGCGCCTTCCAGGGTTATCTGGTCTGCGCTTATCCTCACGCCACTCTCCAGCTTGCCGTTCTCGTCCTTGGTCACGAATGCCGACACCTCCGCTCGTTTCACGATGTCCGTGCTCTCCTTCACGGCCGAGGCAAACATCCCGGCAAACGCCTCGATGTCCAGTTTCTTCTCCATGTCCCCGGCATAGCTGTTGAGCCATGTTTCCCAGTCCGTTGCCGTTATTAGTCCCGCCGTGTTCTTCAGCGCGCCGTGCTCGTCAAACCGCTCCGAGATGAGTGCGTTGTATTTTGCTGTCGTTATAATCTCTGAACCCTCCAGCACCTTGCCGTCCTTGTCAAAGTTCAGTGCCGCTATCTTTAGCAGCCGCTCGCTCTGCTCAAACAGCGTCTTGTACTTATAAGTCAGACTCTCTACCTTGTCAGTGCTCAGCACCAACATATACAGATAGATGTCACCGTCAAACGCCAGCTTGAAGTCGCCCGTGCCGTTCCACAGCCCGCTGCAGGTGTACTGCACATAGCCGTCGGTCTCCGCGATTTCCTCGCTTATCTCCATGCTGTTGAAGTTGGCGAAGCCTGTCTTGTCCACATTCTCGAAGCGGACCTTCAGCGTGCCGACCTTGGCACAGCGGTAGAAGAATGTCAGATACACAGGCAGGGCCTCTTTCTGCCCCTCGTCATTGGTCGGGAACGTGGGCACATAGCGCAGGTTTCCGTGTTTCTGCAGTATGTACTTGTTGCGTATGCGCACCACCGTGCGCCCCATGTCCGTGACCACGCTTGCGCCGTCGCCTTTTTTGGAGAGCACGTTGCCGTTGGCCCATATCCACTTGTTGCCGACAAGGAAGAACACGGTCTCGTTCTCGGAGTTCCATTTCTCCAAACCCGATGTGAACGTGGGGTTGTTCAGGTAGCCTTTCTCGCTCAGGAAGTCGTTGCGCACACTGTCGATGGCGCTCTGTACCTTGCCCTCCGTTATCTCCAGCTTGGTCTTGATGTCCTCGCCGGTGGAGAGCAGGAACGTGCCGCGCAGATACACGTTGTCGGCATACAGGCCATTTCCCTTCGGTTGGTTATCCAAAGGGAAACGGTCGTCCTTGATGTCGTCAAGGTTGCCGAGCCTTGCACGCAGGGCGTGGTCAAAATTCTTGGCGCTTACTCCGTCCAGCACATCCACTCTCGGGTGTCCGTCCTCCGAGGCGGATATGAGGACGAGGTTCTGGCGGTTCGCCGTCTCGGTGTTGCCCATAAGCACGCACTCATCGCCCTCTTCGGGCTGTGAGGTCTCAAACTCGGATTTCTCCACAAGTATGCCACCATTCGCGATGCCGGCCACTTCCACCCAGTAGGCTTTCTGCGACGTGCCGGTGAACACCTGGCAGCGCATCAGGTCGTGCGCCACGAAGGTGTTCTCCTGCTCGAAGGTGATGTGCCAGTAGTCGCCCTGCTCCCGCACTGTTTTTATCTTGCCGTTGGCCGCGCTGACGCAAATCTGTCCGCCCACGCTGCGCACCTTGTTTATCAGCAGTTCAAAGACATTCATCACGCGCCTCACGGTTATCTTGTCAACTATCAGGTGCGACAGCAGGTCCTCGTCAAGGCCGATTTGCCAGCCGTTGTCTGTCATGCCACTGCCGCCATAGTTGGCGCTGCGCAACAGTTCGCGCACCACAAGGGTGAGCAATTCGGCATTGCCCTTGCCATCGATGCGCCCATTCTCTTCCAGTCCGATACCGATGCCTTCCTCGAAAGTGATTTTCTTCTTCGCACGGTCGTTGCGTTTCTTGCTGATGAACTCCTGCTGGCTCCGTCTTGCGGAGAAAATGTTGTTGTCGGTCGGCTGCGTGTCGTCCCACGAGCGTATGATGTCGGGCAGGGCCACGCCCTCTGTCCTGGACTTAGTATAGTTCTTCAGCTCTCCGATGCTGTCGTTCACCTTGTCAAGCGCGCCTGTCTGCAGGGCGTCGCTGATTTCAAGGTCCATCTGGCTTGGCAGGTTCGCCTTGCGCGTTATCTTGGTGATACGGCTCTGCCGGTAGCCGTTCTCCGGGAAATACTTGTCGCTTACAAGCCGGACACGCCTGCCGACATGGAGCACGGCATTGTTCTCCTCCACCCACACATGGTCGGTCGGAGCCTTATAGACGCTGATGTCCTTCCAGTGCTCGGCATTGTACTTCTCCACCGCATTCAGGAACTCCTCCTCCGCTATCGGGTAGTACTCGTCGGGCATGCGCACGTTCCACAGGATATAGTGGTCGCCCACTTTGGGCACGAGCTTTCCTCCGGGCAGCTGGGTGTCGTCGTCATACGGCCAGATGGTGATTATCTCGAACTCGCGTGTCTTGCTGTCGAAGTTCACCTCGAAATAGTGGTCGTCATCGGTACCGAGCCCGGCAAGCTCACCGTCCTGGAACGAGATGCGCTTGGTCTCGCCTGCCAGTTCATAGTCGTTGGGATCGAAGTTCAGCGTGTCGTCCCTGAAGTAGTAGATAGTGAACGCGTTGCCGTCATCGTCCTTGACATTCTCACTGCGCACACCACTCACCTCTCCGGTGCGTCTTGGATAGATGTCGCTGAACGCGTCTTTCTCGTAGTGGTCATAGATGCCGTACTCATCAGTGTGCAGTTCCACATACTGACGACCGCCGGGCAGCATCAGACGGCTGTGCCCGTATTTCTCCGCATCGATGTTGCGCGTACTGCCTATCGGGAACAGGCGCGTGTAGAACTTGTTGGTGTTGTCAGTGTCACGCTCCAGGCTCGTCAGTCCGTTGCCGTACCCCAATATTATTTCCTCGCCGTGCTCGCATCTGCAGATGTTCACGGTCTGCCCTTCCACCCACCACTCGGCACTGCCGCCCACTTTCTCGGCTATCTCCTTCAGCGCCTCGTCGCAGTACTTGCCCTCGTAGTCGATGACAATGAGGTCGGTGCCGTCCACCTGCCCCACCTTCCAGTCGGTGGTGTGCCCCATGCCGTTGTTGATGCACTTCACCACCATCGCCACATGCTCTCTCGGAGTGGCGGTGAGGGTGAACACGGGCTCGGCATTGTTGTCTGTGGTCTCCAGCACGAGGAAACGCTTTATCAGGCTCTCGATGCCGTAAAATTTCACGTCATACGACCACTCGCCATCGCTCTTCTGGGCAGGGGCGTATTTCTCGGTGAGCCAGTAGCGCTCGCCCTCAAAGTCCACATAGTCGTTCACATCGAGGGGTATGTGCTCGTAATGGGTGAAGGAGAGCGTCAGCACGTTGTCGCCCTGAACCTCCTTCTGCTGGGTGCTGCCGTCACCGGGCGAGATGTCCGTCCGGGCGGTGCCGTATTTGTCGTATATCGTCAGAACCATATAGGAATGCTGTTTGAATGTCATTAGATGATGGGGACAGGCTCGCGGAACTTCACCTTGAACTTGCCGGCGTTCACACCCTCCTTCCACAAGTAGGTGAGCGGTGTGAACTTGGGGCTCTCGCTGTATTTCACATGCAGGGTAAGGTCAAGCTGCGTGAATACGATGTCCAGCCAGCCACCCTTTCCCTGTTTCAGAAAATTGATGAACGAGAAGTATTTCCGCAGCCAACCCGCCTGTGTCTTGTCATACAGGGCGAAGTTGAGCGTGATGTCCCTCGGCTCGTTTCTCGGTGTCAGTGTGGCGGAGTATTTCTCGCCCTGCTCCTCGCGTATGCTCACGGCGGTATCCTTCTTCGTCTTGCTCGGGGTGAGTATGGCGGTGAGGTTATCCATTCCGCCTCGTTTGTCCTCTACGAGGAACACGCCGTATTCTTTCCAGATGTCGGTGCCGTTCACCAGCACCAGCCCTCCAAGTATCTTGTCCATGTCATTTTACTTTTAGTCCGTCCCTTACTATTTTTCTGATGTCCTCCTTTATCTCGCCAAGATGCCCCGCGCTCGTGCCGGTGTTCTCGGCAATCCGGGCAAGGTGGCTCTCGGCAAGGTTCATGCGGTCGGCCACGGTCTCCAGACGCTCGTCCATGCTTGACCAGTGCTGCAGTCCGCTGGTGAACATGCCCTCCAGTTTCGTGCCCTGGTCCTGCGTCATGGCGGTAAAGCCTCCGGACTTCGCGCTCTGGCTGGTACCGCCCGTGTCCTCGTAGCCGGTGACCTTCGCCCACTCGTCCCTGCGTTTCAGCCCTTCAGTCACTATCTCGTCATAGCGGCGGTTGAAGTCCTCGATGTCCTTTTCCGTCAGCTCGCCGTTCTTGTCGGAGATAAGCTGTGCCCAGTCATCGTACAACTGCTTCAGCTCACCGTTGATGAGGTCTTCCATGGAATAGCTCAGCAGGGCTTTCTGCATGTCCGTGGCGAAGTCCTCGGCAAAGTCCTTGGAGGTTTTCTTCATGTCCATCAGGTTGGAGATGAAGTTGTCCTTCATGCTGTCGAAACTTATCTGGGTGATGGTCTCGCGCCAACTGTCGGTCAGTTCCTCTATCTTTCCAGCCTGATCCGCATAGTCCTGCAGTTTGTCCAGCACATCATTTCCATAACCGCCCTTGCCGGTGTTCTTGATGTACTCGGCTATATCCACATTGGAGAGGAGTTTCTTCATCTCCTCCGGTGTAAGACTCCAGATGCTGCCGTCGAAGTTCTCCTTCACGTTCTGCCTTATCCATGCCGTCTGGTCATCGGAAAAGCCGTTCCAGTAGTAGTTCCAGCTGTGGTGGTGCTTCCAGTAGCTTGCCTGCGCCTGCGCGATGCCCAGATAGTTGGCGTTGGTCTCCTCCTGATTGCGCTTGGCCTGCTCGTAGGCATCGGTGGCTTTCTGACCGTAGCTTTTCTCCATCACGTCAGTCAGGTCCTCGATGGCGTTCTGCAGGAGTTCCGTGCGCTCGGTCAGGTTCTCTATGGTCTTTTTCACCTCCGCCTCATTGCCGTTCAGTCCGAAAAGGTCATCAATGCCGAACCACCCGGCAATGCCGCTGAGCAGTCCCTGCACGATGTTGCCCACGTCCTTGATGACATCGATGATGATTTCGGGAAGTTCCTCCACCACCTTGTTTATCGTGTCGGCAACCTTGTCGAGCAGGTCGTTGATGAAACCTTTCGGGTCATCACCCAACGCATCGAGTATCTGGAGTATGGCACCGACGATGCCTCCTACCTTGCCGCCCAACTCGCCCAACGACTTGCCGATACCGTCAGAGCCTTTGGAGAGCGAGGTGATGAGCTTGGTGATGCCGTTGGCAAAGCCGTACAGCGAGCCGTCAGACATCTCGTTCAGGTAGCCGGTGAAGTTTTTGATGCCCTGTGCCGCCGCGTTGGTGTTGTCGGTGAGGGTTTTCCTTGCCTTGTCGCTGGCCTCCTGCGCCTCGTTCTGCGACGCTGCCGTCATGTTGACCTTTCCCTGCGCTATGTCCACCGCTTTCTGTGCGATTTCCTTTGAGGCATCATCGGTTGCATCGGCAAGGTCTTTCTGCGCCTGTTCCAAATCGGCCACGGCCTGCGTGTGGGCATCGGTCTTCTCACGGAGCGTGCGCACGCTGTCCTGGTAGGTCTTCACGTTCTCGGCGATTGTGCCCCATATCTTGAAGTTGAAGGCACTGGTGCTGTTGCCGCCGGTCTCGTCCTTCAGCTTCGCCTGCAGGTCGGTATAGACTTTCTTGTTTTCCGCCGAGAGTTTCTTGAACTCGGAGGTCTGCATGTACTCCTCTATCTTGGCGAGGGTATCTTTCGCCACGTCTTTGAGCACGTTGCCGACCCCCTCGAAGGTGGTACTCCAGTCTATGTTCAAGGCAAGGTTCTGGGCATTGGTCTGGCTGACGGCAGCGTCACGCTCCTTTTCAAGTTTTCGGACTTGCCACCGTTTCTCTTCTGCCGTACCGTCGCCATCGTTCACCTCGCGTATCTTCTCGGCATATTCCTTGGCGATGGCGTATTTCTGCTCCTGGAGCGTGCCATACTCGCGCAAGTAGTCCACCATGGCCTGAAGTTCGTTCTTCAAGGATTCCTTGTCGATTTCCTCCAGCCCCTTGCGCTGTTCTTCCTGTGCCAGCCGTAGCCGTTCCGCAAGGGCATCACCCTGCTCCTCCGTGAGGTTGCCGCCTTGTGCATCGCGCCACTTGGCCTCCTGCGCCTTTATCTCGGATTCCTCTTTCTGATAGTTGAACTTTATCTGCCGGATTCGCTTGGCACTGCCCTCCGCCATCTGGTCGATGCTTTCCTGCTCGTTCTCCTGACGGAGTCGCGCAAGTTCCTCGGCTCGTTTCTGCTCGGCTGCCTTCTCGCGCTCCAGCTCTTTTTGTCTGTCCTTGTCACCGTTTCCACCGGTCGGCTTGTGTTCGGGCTTGGAATGGCCGCCGATATTGCTGTTCTTGCCTATCTCGCCCATTTCCTTGGTCAAGTCCTCCGCCTGTTTGAGCAGGTCATCACGGAGTTTCTCGGCATCGGCGATGGCCTGTTCCTTGTTCTTCTCGTTTTCCTCCTTGATGATGGCCGACGCGTCTATCTGACCGTTGGTCTCGCTCTGCGTAAAATACAGGAGGGACTTCTTGAACCACCCCATGGAGCCATCGACATCATCGGCATCGGTCGCCTTCAGCTTGTTCACCTTGTCATCGGCTTCCACTGCCTTATTGACCAGTGCCTGTGCCTTGGCCTGCAGGAAGAGCATCTGGATATAGTCGGCCGCTTTCTGCGTGAGGACATCGTACCACTCGGCAACGGTGTCATAGTAGCCGAAAGCCTCGCCGTACTTGCGGTTCAGTTCTTCGGTCTTCTTCTTTTCCTCCTCCTTACTGCCGGTGAACTCCTTCAGCTCGCGAATGGTGTTGTTTATCTCGAAACGGGTCTTTATCATCTGCGCCCTGCCCTCGCTCTCCACCTCGATGAGTTCCTGCGCTTTCTGCCGTGCCTCTTCCTGCGCGTCGCTGTATTTGTTGAACAGGACTATCAGACCGGTAATGACTGCGGACAAGCCCAGCGTGAGGGTAGCCATGAGTGCAGATGCCGCCGCAGTGGAAATGCCGAGTGCCACTGCCAATCTGGTATTGGCAGCCGTCAGCAGGTTCTTCATCTTCACCACCGTCACCAGACGGAACGCGGAGTCTTTGTTCAAGGTATTGAACACCTGCTGCAGACCCATCGTAACGGCCATGACAGACTGCACCCTCGCCTGTATCTTGGCAAGGTTCTCGTTCTCGGAGGCGAACAGCGACACGGCACCGGTAGCAGCGGTAAACATGCCGGACAGACCGCTGATACCGGACATGAATCCCTGCAGATTTGCATCGTCATTGGAGAGTATCTTGGTCTGGGTATGGAGGTCGGCGATAGTGTCGGACAGCAAGGCTGCTTTCTCCGCCATCTCGCGGTACTCTTCCGTGTCCTGCTTGCCCTCCAGTCGCATCTTGGCCATCGCGTCCTGCAACTCGCGCAACTGCATGGCCAGACGCTTGTTGCTCTCCTTGTTTTCCTCCTGCTCGCGTGTAAGGCTGGCGAGTATCAGTTTCTCTTCCTCCAACGCTTTCTTGGCGGCGTTGAGTTCGGCGAGGGCTGCTGACTGGGCGTTTCCGGGGGCTGCGTTCTTGTAGGCTTTCTCTAATTCCTTGATACAGGACGTGGTGTACTTCACCAAGTCCTTGCTCTCGGCGATACGCTCGGCAAGGGTCTTCTGCGCCACTGCCGCCGTGGTGCTGGACTCGGAGAGCTTGCCATGCTCCTTCTCCAAGTCGGACACGGCCTTTTCCGCCTGGCGGTGCTGTTTCTCCAGATAGACGAGGGTATTCCGTTCCTCGTCCAGCACCTTACGGCAAGCCATGACATCGGCGGCGAGTTCCTTCTGGGCGGTACCGGGTTTCATGCCTGCAAGCTGCCGCTCCATACGGCTGAGGTCCGAGGCCACGCCGTCAATGACCTTGTGCTGCTCGGCTATCTTGGCGTTCACCAGCTCGGCCGCTTTCTTGGCATTGTCGATGAGGGTGTCGATATGCGCGTTGGCATTGTCGATACCGTCACTCAGTTTGTCCTTCATCAGGAACTCTATCTCTACGGGCTTGCTCATGCTTTCAATTCAGTTTACTTTGAAAAAATCCTGCTATGTCCTCGGCTTCCTCCTCGGCGGTCTTGCCGCTGTCGGGTCTGCCGGCTTTCTTCTTGATGTAACGTGGGGCGTCGCACAGCATCATGATGAGGGTCTGGTAATTCACGCCGTGGAGTATGTAATCCACGCTCCAGCCTGTCGCGCTGGCTATCTGCCACACGAATCCGAAAGGGCTATGGGAACCTTCATACTCGGTCCTTAACTCCCCTTCTTTCCTTGGCTCAGTCTCAGCTTCATCGGATTCGTCCGTTCCGCGGATCTGATAATACTCATAAAAGGGCCTGTGCCCATCAGTCGCTCGAACTGCTCGGTGGCGGCCACCTGGTACCGGTACGCCACGAAGTTGCGCACGAGCCACGCGGTCAGCCCCACAAACAGATGGCGGGATATATACCCCCTGCACACGGTGTAGGCGATGATGCGCGACAGGCGCTTGCCGTGTCTGGCCATGAAACGCATCTGCTCCAGCTTGGGCAGTGTCCGCACCTCCTCTGCCGTTGTGTCCATCTCCAGATACTGCCGCCCGATTTCTATCTGCCCTGCCAATGTGGGGCGTTTCATGGTGATGCGCACCTTCAGGGGTTTCTTGCGGAACGGCAGCCGTATGTCCTTAAACGGCACGGAGACACCCCTGTCAAGGAGTGCCTCCGCCGCTTCTTTTTCGATTGCTCGGTTCATGCGCTACTCCCCTGGTTTGGTATCGGCCACATCATAGGGAGCACTGCCGTCATCAGGCGCGTTCACCGTCAACTGGCACTCTATCTTGGAGACTTCGGTCAGGGTGAGCTTGCCTCCGAGGTTGGCCATAAGGGTGGCACTCGGTATCGTCACTGTCTGCCCGCTCTTCAGCTGAATCTCACACTTGTCTCGGAGTTCCACAAGGTCGGTCGGGGCTTTCCAACCGGTATAGGCTCCTTGCGTGCCGACAAGCGTACCGCCAAGGGCGAGCTGGAGGTTCTCGTAGTCCAGCTGTATGAGGTTGAACGTGGGGGCTATCGTACCGTTCTTCGTGACGAGGGTCAGCACGGGGGCACCGGGCACCTGTTCGGCTTCTACATCGACCTTCTCGGGCTTGGCTCCGCCCCAGTCCCAACTGCCTTTCTCTATATAGCCGACGGTCTTGTCTCCAAACTTTACGACACCTATGCCGTACATGAATTTCTTACTTTCTGCCATATTCTTTTTGTTATGATTGTTAATACTGTGCCGGTCGCCACTCCGACAATAAAGGCGATGAGAAGCATCTTCCACGGATTTGAACTGCGTTCTTTTTCCGTTCTGGCTTCATTCTTCTGTTGCTCCAATGCTTTCTTGTAGCTCGCCATCTGGCGTTCATAGTACTCGCACTGGCGTTGCAGACTGTCGCAAGTGGCATACACAACGATGGTGCCACCTTTGTTCTGCACGGTTGCGCTGGCTCGTCCGTTCTTGGCTCGGTACTCTGCCTTTTCGGGTAGGTTAGTCAGTTCCGCCAGAGGTATCTCCAGTTTGGCTTCCTCCTGCGGTACTGTCTCCGTCCATGTCTGACGAACCTCGCTCTGGAGGGTGTCCGCGAATACTTGTTTCACGCTTTCCTCCGTGGCCACGCTCGCTTTTCGGCTTGTCGCGCAGCCCGACAAGAACAGGGCAGTCATCATGATGCTTGCAACTGTTCGCAGTGTCGATAGCCTTCCTAAGACGCGCCATCTCGCGCTTCGAGGCTTCGAGGTATCTTCTTGTCTCATTGAGTTCTTCCTTCAATGGTTTCACGATGTTCTCTACCAAGATACGGGTGGCATGCTCGGCGTTGTCCATACGCACCGTCTCGGCATCGGCTTCTGCCTTCATCGATTCCGCTTTCGCTTTCCTTATGGTAGCCCGCAGCGTGCATATTGCAACAATGGTAGCCACCAGACCTCCGCCAAGGAGGACGTTCAGGACTTCGCTGATATTCATGCCATCCATATTTTTACTGTTGGTATATTCCTATTGACTTGAGCCACTTGGCGACATCGAAGGCTGGGCAGGCTTTATTTACGCCCGGAAGGTCGCAATGGCCTACAATCTTGATCTGCGGAAAACGCTGATGGAAGTTCCGCACATAGTCGGTCATCGCCTTCAGCTGCGCAGGGGTGCGCGTGTCCTTGGAGTGCTTCATATCCTTGGTGCAGCCACCGGCATACACCACATGACGGCTCACACTGTTGTAACCCTTGGCACCATTGGTCACTTCCCACGGATCGACCTCCGCATCTTCGTTGTTATCGACAAGACGTTCCACCTTGCCGTCCAAGTGTATCAGGTCGGTATAGCCTACCTGCTTCCAGCCACGCCCACCCTTGCTTACCGGGTCGGTGTGCCAGTGGCGTATCTCCTTAGAGGTTACCTCACGGCCTTCAGGGGTGGCTGTGCAGTGTAGGACTAAATACTTCATTCTCGCCATTACGCTTCAGCTTTATATCCGCTGGTCATTACAACACCTGCGTCTGCCTTCTTGAACATGCAGATGAAGTAGTGGCGGAAGTTCACCTTGTTGCGCTGGTACTCGGGGTCATTCTCGGCTGCGCTCCAGTACATCTTGGTGGAGCCGGTAGCCTTGAACACACGCTGTGTGTAGAATGCGAATGAGCAGTGGAAGTCACCGGCTGTCTCTCCCTTGTCGCCGACTGCCTTTTTCTCGCCTTTGGCTGAGAAGTACGGGGTGTTGGCATACTCGTAGATGTCGAATCCGTAGAGCTTGCCCACCTTGCCGGTGTTGCGGTCGATGTTGTACTGCTCCTTGAAACGCTGGTCGGTCTCCAAGAGGTCATTCACGTGGTCGGTACACAATACGAGGCGGCGGTTCGTGGTCGGAACACCCAACTTGTCGAGGGCTGCCTTCATCGCGAGCACGTCCTTGGCGGTCATCTTGATACGGCCGGTGGTCGCGTCACGCTCGCCGGTAGTTGTCAGTACCGGGGTCTTGGCAGTGTTCTTCTGTGCGCAGAGGGCGTGTGCAGCCTTGGCGAACTTGGCATCGTTGATGGCGTTTGAATGGCTCTCCTTCACTCGGGCAATCTTGTCGTAGCTGATAGCGTACAACTCATCGTCGGTGATTGGTGTTACCTTTGTCTGGAACTTGTCAAGCTGAATGGCGATGTCCTTGTCATCAAGTGCCTGCAAGGGGATTGGGTAGGTGGTGTTGTTGACAAGTACGTCAGGGTCCACACCTACCTCTACCAGGTGGATAACATCGTTATCGACAATGCTTGAACTGTCGGGGATGCCGTCAAGCCAAGTGCCGGCGAGGAACTCGCGGAGTGCCTTCACAAGCTCACCAGTCCAAATCTCTTTCAGCACGCCCTCGCGTGCCACTCCCACAGGCATTGCACCGCTCACGGCAAGCGCGACGGCATTGGCACCGACGGCACCTGCCACGGGCGACACGCCCAATGCCATACCGAATACGGCTCCTGTCATCGCATTGAACAGCACAGCCATAATCATGGTCAAAAATACTTTTGCTTTCATTGCTTTTTCTTGTTTTATTGGTTTGTACTAAAGTTCACACTCCATGCCGTACTCTTCCTTGTAGAGTCGCTTGTACTCTTCGGGCTGCTCCTTGCGGAGGGTCAAGAGTTCGCTTGACGGCACATCGCTCAGTTTCTTGTAGGCAGTCGGCTGCTGTGTTGCCGCTCCGCCCTGATGCCCGATAACGGCACTGAGTTTCATCTGCGGAGCCATGGCTGCGACAATGCGCTCCAGTTTCTCCTTGCCGACTTCCTTGCCGAGGTTGATGAACTCGTCCTTCTTGTCGGGGGCGATGCGCTTCTCCCCTACCGCCTTCTCCACGATGGCGGTGATGCCGGCAAGCGTGAGGGTCGCCTTCTCCTGCTGGAGTTTCTCGTTCTCTTCCTTGGCAGCCTTCAACTCACCGAGCTTGGCGTTGATGTCCGCCTCAGTTGCCGTTTCCGGCAAGCCCAACTTCAGGGCAATCTGTTTCTGTTCCATTTGTTTTTGATTATTGTTGTTCAACATTGGCAAGGGACATTCGCTGTCCTTGCCGAGGGTTATCTTCTTGCCGTCCTTCTGCAGCACGATGGCATCGTCATTGGCTCCTATGTCCACCAGGCTGACCTCAAACAGTTTGCTCTTGGTGACAGTAGGGCTGGTCTGCCCCTGTACCAAAAGTTCGGGGTCCTCACTCGTCTCCAATATGTCAAGCCCTACGCTCACCATCTTCAGACTGCCGAACTCATACTGCTTCTTACAGCGTGTGGATAGTTCGGATGCTTCGTCAAACATCAGTTCGCCGGTCACTTCACCATCCTCCACCTTCAGGTCTTTCACATAGCCTATCACATTACCACGCTCGTGCATATACAGCAGGACGGGGTTGCGCTGATACTGCTCCACGTTCATGCCTGCTGTCAGCACTCTTGTGCCGTAGCTGTTCAGGCTGTCGTTGGTTATTCTTACTCGTTTTCCTTTACTCATATCATTGTCGTTTTCTGGGCTGCATTGCCCGATTCGCAGTGCAATATTACGAGGTAATTGTCTGTCCGCCAAAAAAGTGTGCAATGGTTGCACACTTCTATGAAACCATTGCACACTTTTTTGGAGAGCCACCGAAATCGTGGCACTTTTGCATAAAGAATCGGGGCGTGGTATGCCCTGATGTGAACAAAAACCTTATCAACATGACAAAGGCAGATATTGAAAAAAAGAAATCGCTGGCACGCACGCTCTATCTTTCGGGCATGGAGCAGCAGGAGATTGCGGAGAAGGTGGACGTGTCGCGCGTCACCATATCCAAATGGTGCTCAGCCGAGGGGTGGAAAGAGGCTCGTGCCGCCAAAAACATCACACGCCCCGAACTGGTGAACAAACTGTTGCTCACCATCGACACACTCATTACACAAGTGAATGAATCCGACGACCCTGCACTCATAGCAGGACTCGGCGACAAGTTGGCTAAACTCTCGTCGGTCATTGAGAAACTCGACAAGAAGGCTAATGTGGTGGATGCCATCGAGGTGTTTATGGCGTTCTCCAAGTGGCTGGAGTACCGCTCGCAGACAGACCCAGAGGTGACTCCCGAACTAATGCGTGTAATCAACAAGTACCAGGACATGTACATCACAGAACAGATGGGTATAAAATAGTGGAGGCAGCCTATGGCAACAGCAGCGGAAAAGAAAAAGGCATACGAGGAGTGGAAAGAGCGGTGCCGGCAGGTGCAGTCCATCACGGACACATCGCTTCTCAAAAGCGAAACGCCCGTGGAGAGGGATATGCGCATCAAGCGTCTGCTCAATAATTATGCAGCGTTCTGCGAGTATTACTTTCCACATTTCCTCCAGTTGCGCGACAAGACGACCGGCGAGGTCATACGCACCATTCACAATGCGCCGTTCCACAACGAGGCGGCACGCAAGGTGCGAAACACGCCCGACCTGAAGGCGGTGTTCATGTGGCCGCGCGGTCATGCCAAATCGACGCACCTTGATGTTTTCACGCCGCTCTGGTTGATGTTCCAACCGAAGCGGCTCATCAACTTTATGGTGGTCGTGGGCAAGTCGGAGGATAATGCCGACCGACTGCTCGGCGACATTCAGGCGGAGTTGGAATACAACCAACGGCTCATCGCTGACTTCGGGCAACAGAAGAATGACGGTGGCTGGCAGGAGGGTGAGTTCAAGACCAAGAGCGGTGTGAAGTTCCTTGCCTGCGGTCGTGGACAGTCGCCTCGTGGTCTGCGTGACCGTGAGGCTCGTCCGGACTACATCGTCATCGACGACTTGGACGATGACCAGCTGTGCCGCAACGAGAAGTTGGTGCATGACCTTACGGACTGGGTGAAGGAGGCGCTCTTCGGTGCGCTCGATGTGGGTCGTGGACGCTTCATCATGGTGGGCAACCTTATCAGCAAGAACTCTGTGCTCTACAACATCTCTCGCACAAAGGGCGTGTTTCTCTCCAAGATACAGGCGGTGGACCGAAACGGCGAACCAGTGTGGAAGGAGAAGTGGACGAAAGCGGAGGCACAGGCTTACCGCGACTTCGTGGGCTACCGCGCATGGGAGAAGGAGATGATGCACAACCCTATCGTGGACGGCACCATCTTCCGTGCGGAGTGGATTCGCTACAAGCGTTTGCCAAAGCTCGAAAAGTACGACATGATTGTGTGCTATACCGACCCGTCGTTCAAATCGACAACCTCCAACGACTACAAGGCGAGCCGCGTTTGGGGAAAGATTGGCTCGGAACTGCATCTCATAGACAGTTTCGTGCGCCAGGCAACAGTCAGCGAGATGGTTCGATGGCTATACGACCTCTACGAGCGTACACGCGACACGGTGGCTATTCAGTTCTTCATGGAAGCGAACTTCATGCAGGATGTGATTTTGGACGAGTTTGCCGTGGAAGGTGAGCTGCGTGGCTACCAGCTACCCATCATGCCCGACAAGCGAAAGAAGCCAGACAAAATCCAGCGTATCGAGGCGGTCAGTCCTCTTTGGGAACGTGGCTTTGTCTGGTACAACGAGCGCAAGAAGGAAGACCCCGATATGCAGGTGGGCATAGAACAGACGTTGGCGTTGGAGCGTGGCAGCCGTGTGCATGACGATGCGCCTGACGCTGATGAAGGCGCAATATGGATACTCCAGCGCAATACAAGACAGGAAAGTTTCAAACCGGTGTTCGGCAAAAGACCGACCGCCAAAAACATTTGGTAACAATGATACAAGTAATAAAGGACATTATCTGGGGATGGCAGTGCAAGCGTGCCATCAAGAAAGCCAACAAGCTCTCAAAGCTGCTTGGCATGAAGTATTATGTGATTTACATGAACGGCTCGCTGAAGGTCGTACCGAAACGCACCATCCGCGAACTGGTTGCCAAGCACCGCTTCCGTAAAGGTGTAAAGGTTGCCGACATCGAGCGTCGTGCCATTTATGTGACGCATTAGGAAGGAGGCTTACTATGTTTATCACGGAAGAGGACTACAGAGTGGTCATAGGCGAAAATGCGCTGAAGGTCGTGTCGCAGGCATCGCAGGAGATACGTGACAATGCGGAACTGGAGGCTTGCGAGGAGATTGCCGGCTACCTCAGACCAAAATACGACACGGAAGCGGTGTTCTCGGCTGAAGGCGAAAACCGCAACCGTCTGGTAGTAATGTATGCCGCCGACATTGCGCTCTATCACATGATTGCCGCTATGCCCCAAAAGATGGGCAGCGAAATACGCAAGGAGCGCTACGAGCGTGCCATAAAGTGGCTGGAAGGCGTGCAAGCCGGAAAAATCATCCCCGACCTGCCGCTCAACACCGACGAGGACGGCACACCGACTGGCGACTTGCTCATATTCGGTTCACAGAAACAATTACGACATAACTGGTAACGCTATGGATATAAAGAACTTTTTCAGCGGTATGTTCGGAGGTGGCAGTCAAAATATACTGCACACGCCAAACGGGGACTTCAACCTTGCGAAGTCGTCAGACCGCAAGCGCATAAAGAAGATGGTCATCGAACTGCAACGCACCACCGATGCGCTTACACGCAGGGACATTGCCGACTGGCGCAACGCCTGGCAGATGGCTATAAATGTGGACAGCCCGAACCGCCAACGTCTCTACGACATATACCGCGATGTGGATATTGACCTTCACCTATCGGGCTGTGTTCGCCAGCGTGTAGGATTCGTCATGGCGAAGTCCTTCAAACTGGTCGATGCAAAAGGTAATGAGAACGAGGAGGCACACCACTATTTCGACCAGGCTTGGTTCAAGCAAATGCTCGAATACGCGCTTGCCGCCAATCTTTGGGGACACTCGCTCATCGAACTTGGCGACCTCACCACCGATGGCGATGGATGTCCTTGCTATACGGATGTGAAACTCATTCCACGGAAGCATGTCATTCCGGAATACGGTCGTGTGATTCAACAGCTCGGGCAGGATTGGACTACGGGCATAGACTACCACTCAGCCCCATTCTCTGACTGGCTCATAGAAGCTGGACGGCCTGACGATCTCGGACTATATCTGAAGGCTGCCACGCAGACCATTCCTAAGAAAAACATGTTGGCATTTTGGGATTCCTTCGGCGAGATTTTCGGTATGCCGATGCGTATCGCACGCACCACCTCACGCGACCCCAAGGAAATGGGACGGCTTGAACAGATGCTCAAGGGTGCCGGAGCAAGCCAGTACATGGTGGCAGGGCAGGACACGGAGATTGAATTCGTCGAAAGTGGAAAGGGCGATGCCTTCAACGTCTATGACAAACGCATCGATCGAGCCAACTCGGAACTGTCAAAGCTCATCATCGGGCAGACGATGACCATCGAGGACGGCAGCAGCCTCTCACAATCAGAAACACACCTTGAGGTGTTCGAGAACCTGGTGGAAAGCGACTGCACCATGCTGCGCGACATCGTGAACAACCAGCTTATCCCACGCATGATAAAGCACGGCTTCCCGATAAAGGGACTGCGCTTCAAATGGGATGATGCCGTCGATTACACACCGGAGCAGCAGGTGGCATACGAAACCATGGTTGCCGACCGCTACGAAGTGGACCCATCCTACTTTGCAGAGAAATACAGTATGCCTGTAGGCGAACGACGCAATGCTCAGCCCATGCTACCCGGTGGCAGTGACGATGATGGCGACGAGGGCAACAATGAGCCACAAGACGATGACAAGGGCGACAAGAAGAAAAAGCAGCAGCAAAACGTACACGGCTCTTTTTTCGATTAAGCCCCACCGATTATGTGGGGCTGCACCAACGCTATGCCCAGCTGTTAGGCGATGATCCACAAACATTGTCGCTGTCTAAGGAGCAGGAGCAGATACGCAAGCAACTCTCTGGGCTGTTCGACGGCATGATGCGCACGCTCTATTCTCAGAAAGGGTCGGAGTTCCGCATCGAGGTGCTGGCAGAACCGAAAGTTCAGGAGTTCATCAATGCCCATGCTGGTGCTTTGGATTCTACTTTCAAACAAGTGGAGATGTCTGATGCCATGCGCAAGCGCCTCCAACGGTCTGACTATATCTTCTCCGGCATGAAAACGTTCCACGAGCTCAACGAGGCGTTCCCGTCCTTGCTGGATTCTAACGGCAATAGAAAGACGTTCGAAGCCTTTTTGAATGATGTTCGGAAGATAGACAACACCTACAACTCCAACTACCTCCGTGCGGAGTACAACTTCGTACAATCGTCTGCGGAGATGGCTGCCAAGTGGGAACGGTTCTCGGAGGACGGCGACCGCTACAACCTCCAGTACCGCACGGCTGGCGACGGCAAGGTGCGTCCGGAACACGCTGCGCTCAATGGCGTAACGCTTCCGCCTTCCGACCCATTTTGGGAAGAATACTATCCTCCTAATGGCTGGAACTGCCGTTGTACCGTGGTACAGGTGCGCAGGTCAAAATATCCTGCCACGCCACACGACGAGGCTATGGCACTTGGCGAGGAGGCTCTGCAGCGTGATACGAAAGGCATCTTCCATTTCAACCCCGGCAAGGAGGACAAGACGGTGCCCGACTACAATCCCTACACCATTCGGCGATGCCGGGACTGCGACATCGCAAAGGGCAAAATCAAGTTGGCAAAGTTTATTCCAGAAAATGAATTGTGCGCTGCGTGCAAATATTTACGAACTTGTTTGGAACACAAATATAGCGATGGTTTCCGCAACTACAAGAAAGAGGTTACGAATTCTGTCACAGCCATAGACGGCAAGGAATGTGCAAACTTACAAACAGGACAGTTCTATCAGACAAAGAAATCATTCAAACGAGGTATTGCACACGCCTATACGGTCGAGGAGGTTGAAATGTTTGAGACATTCAAGGATTATGCTTCACGAATGACATTCGTCCGCCACAGTCCACTTGGGGAGGTTAAAAATATGACCGACCCGAAAGACATTGCTAACATTCAAAAAAAGATACACCGTGGCGTTACTGGCTACAATGTATATGAGGTTACTATCGGTGATGAATTGTGGGAATTAAAAACAGAAGTGTTCAAAAACAAATCGGAGACACTATATGTAGCAATAAGAAAAGGATAAACGACTGTCCAGCGAGGTTCACATACCCCCATTAGGAATCAGAAGCCTATCCTTTGATGCAAAGGTAATAACAAATTTTCAAAACACAACAAGTTATGAACAAAATTTTCTCATTTCTAAAGAAAAGCAACCGCTACAAGCATCTTGTCGGTGGTTTATTGGTCGGTCTGTGCGCATTGTCGCCATGGGCAGCCATCTATTCTGCCATCATTGCAGCCTCATGTCTCAAACTCAAAGACAAGCTTCACGGCTGTCCTTGGGACTGGATTGACTGGGCTTGCACAGTGCTCGGAGGCTTCATCGCAATGTTATTTTGGCTCATTGTGTAATATTCATTCATCTTTTGCACAGAGAATGAGTAACTTTGCAAACTGGTAGAGTTTCCCATAGGCCGTGTGGTCTATCGCGGGTACAACAATGCGAACGCGAATGGCGGTGTCTCGAATGCGAATGCGAATAACGATGCCTCGAATGCGAATGCGAATGTCGGCTCGCGCCTGGAAATCTAACAAATCGGCGTACAACGATGGGGACGTGTCCCTAATGTGGAGCCGAGGGAAACGAGCCACAGCAAAAGCACCTATATTCAAGGTGGAAAGCTGAAACATCAAGTGTCGGGCAATAGAGTTTGGTAGGTCGGTAACGATTCGAAGAAGTTTGGCCCGGGGAAAGGAAGGCCCTTATCTTCCATCATAAAAAGAAGACCATGCACAGAGAAGGCTATATCATGCAAGAGATAACGTCCTACGGCAATATGTCGGAGGCGTTTGACCGTGTACTGCGTGGGAAGAAGCGTAAGAAATGCCGTCAAGGACGCTATCTGCTCGCACACCGCGAGGAGGTGATTGCAGAACTGACTGCAAAACTTGCCGACGGTTCCTTTCGACTCGGCAATTATCATGAACGCATCATCTGTGAGAATGGCAAAGTAAGACACCTGCAGATTATTTCCATGTACGACCGCATCGCAGTGTATGCCGTGATGAACGTGGTGGACCAGCATCTGCATAAGCGTTTTATCAGAACGACTGGAGCAAGTATCAAGAAGCGTGGCACACATGATCTCCGCAAGTGCATGCAATTGGACATGGAACGTGACCCCGAAGGCACACGCTACTGCTACGAGTTCGACATTAAGCATTTCTATGACAATACTAAGCCTGAGTTTGTCATGTGGTGCTACCGCAGAGTATTCAAAGACAAAATCCTGCTGTCGCTCCTGGATCATTTTCTTCATCTTCTGCCGGAGGGTATCAGCTTCGGGTTGCGAAGCTCACAGGCTTCTGGCAACCTCTTGTTGTCCGTGTTCCTCGACCATTATCTGAAGGACAAATACGGCATCCGCCATTTCTACCGTTATTGCGATGACGGTAGAGTGCTCTGTGGCAACAAGCAAGAAAATTGGCTGGCACACGGCATTGTACATGAGCAAGTCGAAAAAATTGACCTTGAAATCAAGAAGAACGAAAGGGTATTCCCATCAGCGCAAGGAATCGACTTCTTGGGGTATGTGACATTCAACGGATCATACTCACTACTGCGCAAGCGCGTCAAGAAGAAGTATGCAAGGAAACTACACAAAGTCAAGTCAAGAAAGAGACGGCGGGAACTGATTGCGTCATTCTACGGAATGGCCAAGCACGCTTGCTGCCGAAATTTGTTTTATAAATTAACAGGCAAAAAAATGAAATAATTTAAGGATTTGAATGTCGCTTACAAGCCAGAAGACGGCAAGAAGCGATTTGCGGGTGCGGTGGTAAGCATCCGCGAGTTGGTGAACCTGCCCATCGTGGTAAAAGACTTCGAGGTCGGGGTCAAAACCAGCCAGGGCGAAGACCGCTGTGTCGTGTCCATCGAGCAGAACGGCGAGCCGAAGAAGTTCTTCACCAACAGCGAGGAGATGAAAAACATTCTCCAGCAAGTGAGTGAAATGCCAGACGGCTTCCCATTCGAGACCACCATCAAGGCGGAAACCTTCGGCAAAGGTAGAACAAAGTACATTTTCACATGATGAACAGAGTAAACGGAGCACAAGGGGTAAAGCTGCTTGAATGCACCAACCCCGTCAAAGGAAAATGGCGCGTCCGCTGGGACGTGCATAACAACGAGGATGGATCTGCCGACTATATGGAGGCTGAGTTCAACGGAAAGCCATCTGAGGATACCATCAAGACCATGGTGTCGGAATGGTTCAACGACCGCACGAACGAGACCATACTTTCTGGCTTCGTGTGGAACGGCATGAGCGTGTGGCTCTCTAACGAGAACCAGTTCAACTACAAGGCAGCATACGACTTGGCTGTACAGTCTGACGGCAAGACATTGCCGGTCACGTTCAAGTTCGGAACGGACGATGTGCCATGCTATCACACGTTCAGCACCATCGAAGAACTGACGGACTTCTATACCAAAGCCATGCAGCATATCCAGGACACACTGGCTGATGGATGGAAGAGCAAGGATAATTTCAATTTGGAGTTATACCGAGACTAAGAACAATCCCTTCGGGGGAGGGTAAAAAAAAAGCCCCCGGCCTGTTAAAATAGTCGTCTCACTTACCATTTGAACATAAAGTACCACTCATCGGCACGACCGGGGGCGTAGACCCTCGCTCGCCAATGAGTGGCTTTTTTATGTTTAAGCGCAACGCCGCGCTCTATGATAAGTGAGACGGTGCAAAAGTACTAATTTTTTCTGAGAATGAAACTGATAGAGATACTGAATTTGAACAGGGAACTGCTGATTTACTTCCAAAAGGCTGGAATCAGGCTGGACGATGTGCAATACATCGACCTTTTTAATGAATACCGCACGCTTTCCGCACAGGGCGAGAAGGTGTCCTATATCGTGGCAAGGCTCGCCACGGAGTATGCCGTCAGCGAGCGCAAGGTCTATAACCTCATACGGCGTTTCAAAACCGACTGCAACCTGCTTGCGGTGTAACGTGGTGGCTCGCCCATGGGGAAGAGTTGCTGCAGTATTACCTTTGCACCGTTTTCAAATTCAAAACGGTCATGAACAAATACCATCAAATTTTACAGAAAGTGCTTGCCGAGGGCAAGTGCCAACAAAACAAGAAGGGGAGCATACGCTATCTGCTCAACGAGAGGCTGGTGCTCTCCCCTGCCGACCTGCTCGACATCTTCGAGGGGCACGGCATCGCACGCAAGAAGTTAAGGAATGAGCTGCAGCTTTTCATGCAGGGTGAACGCAACGTGGAGAAGTACCGCGAGGTGGGCATCAACTGGTGGGACTACTGCGGTGCCATTCTCGTAAACTCCTACCCCACCTATTTTGAGAAGTTGCCGCCACTCATTGCAAGAATCAACCGGGAAAAACGCAACAGCAAGAATTATGTGCTGTTCCTTGGTTCCACCGATGCGGAGACAAACCAGGCTCCGTGCCTGTCGCTCGTCCAGTTCCAGATAGAGAACGGCGAACTGGTTGTGTCGGCTTACCAGCGCAGCTCGGACGCGAACCTCGGCTTGCCGGCCGACATCTACCACCTCTACCTCATGGCCCGGCAGATTGACCTCCCATTGAAATCCATCACGCTGAACCTTGCCAACATGCATATCTATGAGAACAACATCGCTAACACCCGGCTGCTGCTCGAAGGAAACGAGAACGTGAAATTTGAGTTGAACGTATAGCCATGAGAAAACAGTATCTTTCAGCACCGCTTCCGTTCGTGGGACAGAAGCGCATGTTCGCGCGTGAGTTCATCAAAGTCTTGAAGCAATACCCAGAGGACACGGTGTTTGTCGATCTCTTCGGCGGTTCGGGGTTGCTGTCGCACATTGCCAAGTGCCAGAAGCCTGGCGCCACGGTCATATACAACGATTTCGACGGCTACCGCAACCGCCTGCAGCATATTCCCCAGACCAACCATCTTTTAGCTGACCTCCGCAAAATGGTGGAGGGCATTCCCAAGCACACCTGCATCCGAGGCGAGTTGCGTGAGCGCATCTTCAAACGTCTGGAGCAGGAGGAGCGCGAGGTGGGTTACATAGACTTCATCACCATCACGTCAGGACTGATGTTCTCCATGAAATACAAACTGAGCATCGCGGAGATGCGCAAGGAGGCTCTCTACAACAACCTGCGCAAGACGGACTATCCTCTCTGCGATGACTACTTGGAGGGCATCACGGTGGTGTCGTGCGACTACAAGGAGGTATTCGCCCGATACAAGGATGTGCCGAATGTGGTGTTCCTCGTTGATCCGCCGTACCTTTCCACCGATGTGGGCACATATAATATGTATTGGAGGCTTTCTGACTACCTTGACGTGCTGACCATTCTTGCCGGGCATCGTTTCGTTTACTTCACTTCCAACAAGTCGTCCATCATCGAGCTTTGCGAGTGGTTGGGCAGAAACCCGACCATAGGCAACCCATTCCAAGACTGCCACATGGTGGAGTTCAATGCCACGGTGAACTACAGCTCACACTACACGGACATGATGCTGTTCACAGATGCCACCTGACGGCGTTATAATTCAATTCTGACAACATAAAAAGAGCGTTCCAAGCAATCTGCCAGGAACGCTCTTTCTGTTTGACATGGGGCAAATCAGAGCCGTTTTATGGCGACATACTGATATACCTCTATGGTCTCCACGATGTCCTCGTGGTCATGGTTGGTGATGCTCTGCGCAAGGTCAAGCTCTCCAAAGGTCTCGCCCTCCAGGTTGGCAAGCCTCCTGTGGATTTTGTCGGGCAGGTCGAACACCTCCAGCGCATCTTCCTTGAACGGACTGCCCTCACTGGCAGCGCCTGCCCAGTCGGTGACGATGTGGAGGGTTATCTGTGGCTCGGCACGGTACTCCACGCCGTTCACTATCGGTTTCCACTGTATCGGGCCGAACTCCACGAACACGGCAGGTCTCTCCCACCCTTCTTCCTGCTCGATGAACTCCACGTTGCGGTTCCACAGGTCGATGTGCTTTATTTCCGCTATCGCTCCGAGTTCCCTGCAAAGGAGGTTATAAAGTTCTTTTCTCATTTTCGCTTGATTTCAAATTCCACATTAAAGTATTCGGTGATGTTCTCTTCCACGATGTCTCGGACGGCCTTTTCCACTTCGGGTGACACGCCCAGGAAACGCCTGCGCGGTATCTTGATGCTCTTTCCCTCTTTCATCAGCGCCATGTACTTCCAGAATTCGGCCTCAGTGCTCAACTGGACGGTGCGCTTGTCGTTGCGCCACTCGCCGTTCTTTTTGCGGCCGAATGCGCCTGAAGTCTCGTAATACTTTGCCCAGAAGAAGCGTTTCATCTTCTTCGTCACCCTTATCTCGCCTCCGTCGTTGTGTATGGCCGCATACGGCAGCGTGGTGAAGAACGTGATGCTGTTCTCGGTGGTTCGGCTGGATATGCTCTGGCGGAGGGTGCCGGTGTCTATCAGTATGGAACCGCCCGGCCGTGTGGGGCTTTTCCTGCGCTGCCACGCCTCGCTGAAGAAAGCCTGCCGCTCGAAGTTCCTGTCGAACTCGTCGCCCATCTCCACCCTAATGTCGTTTAGGATATTGCGGATTATTTTCTGTATGTCCTGGTTCATCGTCAAAGTCGAATTTTAGAAACGTCTGTGCCTCTTGTGGCACTTCGTTCTTAGGGTCACAAGAGGCATTGAGGAGGTTGTAGAAGGTACGCTCACATATACCATAAACAGGATACACGTACCTTCGCCATATCTCGCGGTTGCTGATTCCGCTCTTGGCATGTTGGTCGTATATCCTATTTATGTCGGTGACACGTTTCTGGTAACTTGCTCCTCGCCTCTTTGCCATAAACTGTTTTTACTGTCTTTCTCTCGGTTTGTAGGGACGGATGTCGTAGGTCATCTTCGCGCTGACGGTCACTCTGCCCGTTCCCTCGCATTGCTCACATGTGTGCTCCCCGCCTGTCTCGCGGTCGTGGAGACGGCCCGTGCCGTAGCATTTCCGGCACAGGGCCACTTTGGGTTTCTTCTCTACTTCCTGTATCATGTCGTTTCGCTTTTAGGATTCTGTCATTCCGAGCGGTATGGGTTTCCACATTCCGTTCTCGTTCTTTATCTCGGCCCTGATGAACTGCTTGCTCACCTCAGGCTGGTAGCTTTCCTCGATGATGCGCACGCCTTCAAGGAAACGCTCATCGCCGGTGTCCTGCGCCACCTTGCGGAGTTGCACGATGCGGCTTGCCTTCAGCGTGCCCTTGGCATCGCGTGCCAGCAGGCGAAACACCATGTTCACCAGTGCCTGTGTCTTGTCGTCGTTGGCAAGGCCGGCGATGTACTCCTTCACGATGGCGATGCCGTCTTCTACGGTGTCACGGTAGCCGTCGGTCACATACACACCGAGCGTAATGCGCTTGTTGCCCTCGGAATTGGTGAACGTGTGGCTGCGCTGGTCGTCCTTGACCTTGGTCTTGAACAGGTCGGACTTCATCTCCAGTATGGTCTTGAAGTTGTCCATCACCTTTTGCTTGCTGTCCTTGATTTGCTCGCTGATGCTGAGTAACACAGGTATGGAGTGCTCTATCTCCTCGTCCACGAGCTGTTTGTACTCTTCACGTTCGGCCTTGGCTTTTGCCTCCGCCTCTTTCTTGGCTTTCGCCTTCTGGAATGCCCGGTACTCGGCCATCTCCTCCGCCGTCATTTCAACGGTCTGCTTGTTGTTTCCTTCCATGTCTTTGTCTTTTTATGGGGTTAGTCCTCATCATAGTTCTGCATCTCGGGCTCGTCTATAAGCATCGCCTCCTGTTGTGCGTATGCCCAGTCTGCCAACTCGCCGAAGAACTCGGCGGCCTCTTCGCGCTCCATGTCAAGGGAGGCTTCGAGGGCTTGCTGCCTCAGCACCTTCAGTGCCTGTTCCTGTTTCCTTTCCATATCTGTCAGCATGTTGGGGTGTTTGCGTTCATGCGGATAACATAGGCCACTTCCACCTGTGGCTTGACTTCCGTATTCTTTGGCTTCAGTCCGCCCTTGCGCTTGATAGAGCGGAGCTTTACAGAAAGTTGCTCCAATTCCTCGTTGCTCAGCCGGGCGAACACCTTGCCCGCGATGCGCGGATCCTGGCAGAAAGCGTTGATGCGTGTCCAGTCCGTGGTGTCGATGCCGAGTTTCTGCATGAGTTTCAGGCACTCGCTCCTGCGCTTCTTCTGCCCGTCCTTCTGGCCGTTCAGTTTCTCCAGCGCGTCACAGCAGTCGTTGTACTCTCTCCGTGTCATCTCACGGAGGCTGTCGGTGCGGTTCCAGGTGTACTGCAGCACGACCTGTTTCTTGAACTCCTCACGGCTGCCGTTATACGGCAACTTGTTGAACGCCGCAAAGAACCGTGCAAAATTGGTTACTTCCTGTGCCATGGTCATTTTCCTTTTACAAGTTCCTTGACTGACGCTATGGCAGCGCACATCATCATCAGTTTTACAGTCTTGGCTTCTCCCTCAAATGCGTTATAATCACATTTAATAGGGGCTTTGCTCATTGCCTCCCAAATCTGTTCCGCCTCCTCGTCCTTCTTCTGGTCCATCAGAAAGAGAAACGCATCATATTCGGAGCGATCAAACTCAAACACCAGTTGTACTTTCATTTCTTCCATATTCTTTATGTTTTAATGTTATTCGAACAATACTTTAATGCCACACGAACTGGCAACATCAAGTTCCAGTTTTGCGCCCTTGCTCAATTCCCAGCCCTGCAGCATGTAGATGCAGTCGCACTTCAAAAGCTGGGCAATGTCCACTCTCATGTGCTCCATCCAGTGAGCATCCTGCGAAACGCCATTTTCAAATGGGTTCACCGGCTCGTAACCTTTTATGGAGAGATAGCGTGCCGCATGGTCAAAGGTTGCCATACGCTCTTTAAGGTCGTAGTGGGCTATCGCTCCGCTGATATAAACTTTCTTCTTCATCTCAGTTATGTTTAGTTGTTAGACTTGTCATTATAAACCTCCACGGCTTTCTCAGCCCAGATGGTGTAATATTCGCTCACGTTGCCTGAATAGCGTCCTTGGCAGTAGGCTCTGAAGCCTTGCGTTCTCACCTTCACACCGGCTGCGTATTTCAGTCTGATGGCAGGTTTGCCGATTGGTTTGCCTTTATCCTCTTGGCTGACGAAAATGAAGGTCTTGCGCTTGAAGCGGTCTATCAGTGCCCTGGTCAGTGAATATTCCCACCCTGCTTCGTAGGCGTACTGATAACTGTCCACAATGATGAACTTGGCGCTCTTGGGCTTTGCCAGACGTTCTTCCAATGCCTTGATGTCACCATCGGTAATGATGCGGAACGAGCCTTGAACGTCAGTCATCTTGAATTGGGCGAGCCGTCGTTGCATCGACAGACCAACGCCCTCCTCCAAGGACACATACAACACGCTGCCTATACCGCAGAGCATCTTGGCAAACTGCATAACGAAGGAACTCTTGCCACTGGCACTGGGTCCGCTGATAAACCATGTATCGCCCTCTTCCGGCTGACCGAACACGTCTTTCCATTGTCCTTCAAATGGCAGTGCCTTACACTTGATATTCGCCACATCCTTGGGGCTGTATGCTCGCTTTGCCATATCACTTCTCCGTTTCAATAAGTTCAGACACAACAGCGTCCGCTATCTTTACCGCATACTTGGCAATGTGTTCGGCTGTCATTTCTTCACGTTCATGGTAAAGGGCTGGAGCCACAAACAATGCAGCCTTGGCCAATTCATAGCGACGCTGTTCCCAGTCCACTTCGTTATTCCGTTGTCGGCGATTCATCTGTATAACCGCATCCATATATTGCATTTCCATCTTCGTCATCATGCCTGTACTCTTTTAAGTTTCTCTATTTCCGTGTAAACTCGTCGCAATCCCCCACCCGACTTGCGTACCAGTGTGGCAATGTCCGCACCTTCGGGGGCGTTCACCCGGGCCACCACACTTGCCTGGTCTTTCAGGAACTTCTCGCGCTCCTTGCAGTCATCGGGTGTCACCTTGGAGTAGCGGTCGCCGTAACGACTGAGCATCTCGGTGTAGCCCACTTTCTTGCACTCTATGGAGCGGTTTATTTTGGCTTTCAGCCCGTCTGCTCCCATCATGTACCAGGCGCAGCATCTCTCGGTGGCGTTCCACAGGGCTTTGAGTTCCAAGAATGCCTCGTACTGCAGGTCGCCGGCCTCGTCCAGAATGATGAGCGGTGTTTCGATGGAGCGGAGATAATAGACCAAATCTTCATACACGTCGCTGTATCTGCCGTTGCCGCCGACACCAAACTCGGTGGCTATCTTGCGCACCAGTTTCAGTTTGGTCTTCACCTGCGAGCAGTCCACATAGATGGCGTTGCGGTGTCCCTGTACATAGTAGCGTGCAGTGAAGGTCTTGCCAATGTTAGGAATGTCGCAAAGTATCGCGCTCAGTCCGCTCTGCTGGCAGAACTCCAGCTGCTTGGTGATATAGTCGAAGGTGGCGGTGCGTGCCGGTTTCCATTCGATGCCGCCTCTAAGATTCACGCCGAGTTTCCGGGCGATGGTTATCCAGTTGGCCTCGCTCAGTGCCTTGTCGGTCTGGCCGTTCTTTATTGCGCTATATACCGAGGTACTGATGCCCAAAGAGGCTGCGTGCTTGGCATCGCTCGGATAGTTCGTGCGGTTGGCGGCTATCGCCTCCAGTATCCGCTTTTTGTTCTCTGTCGTTATCATTGTCTCACGTTATTTTAATGTCGTTATAATGTCATTCTAAAGGTCTGCCAATGGGTCTGAAACGTGGTAGGTCACTTCCATTTCCGACTTGCCATCTATTGGCGGAAGTTCAATCGGTGGCGGTGGTGCTGCCTCCTCATGGGTGGTCGGCTCTGCCTTGGATATGCCCACGCTCTGGATAGCGTTCTTATTGACGTAGGCGTTGAATGCCGCTATCTTCTTCTGCTGAGCGACGAATATTTCTTTGTCCTCATCTGTCTGCTCGGCATCGGCGGTGTTGAACGTGCCCACGTCTTCGAGTTTGTCAATAAGGCGGTCGTTCTGGAAGATGTACACGTCGGTCGCGTTGCCGTCCTCATCGGTCAGCCAGTAGGCATCCACCTTGTAATTATTCGGGGCAAGTCTTTCTATTACCTCGGTCTTGCTCAGCCACCAGTCCTTGTATGCCACCCTGCAGTAACTGTTCCTGCGTATGGAGGTCTCGGTGTGCTCTCCGATAAAGCGTGCCCACACTGATTTGTCCATTGGCTGGAGCGTGGGGTTCATGTTGGCTTCAAGCACCTGCCAGCGTGTCATGCCGGGATATTTCTTCTGGTTCGGGTGGAGGGTGCTGTTGAACTCCCTGATGTCGCATATATCGTCGGCAATCAGTTCGTCCCAGCTGTAGTACTGCCGGTCCTCATAGGTGTCGTTCTTCTCATCGAACACCTTCTTGGCCTCTGTGCGGTAGTGTCTGTCTTTGGCGTAAAAACGTCCGATGCCAAGGTGGTTGCGGTGCTCCACACTGCGCTTCTTGGCTCCGTTCATCGGCTCGGCATATTTCTCCTGCGAGTTCATCGGGGCGCAGAAGCGCACAAATGGGAACAACACGCCTGCCTTCAGGAAACTGTCTTTCCACTGGGTCATCAGGTGGTTCTCCACCTCTACCTGTGCAGGACAACCCCACCCTTTGCTTTCTATCAGGCGGAACATGGAGCGGAAGCAGTCGGCCACCAGGTCCACGTTCTTGTTGCGGTTGTAGGCATAGCCCACCACGCACTGGCTCGTAACGTCGTAGGCGTAGTATGCCTTCGGTCTTGCCTTGGTGTCCTTCAGCTTGCGTGGGAGGTCGCGGTCATCGAATGAAATCTTCGAGAACGAGAACTCGGGCGCATGGCGGTGGACGTGGGGCATCTGCTCGTGCATGAATGTGGTGTAGGAATTTTGCTGCTTCGCAATAAAGAGACGGGCATCAGGTCTGTTCAGATAGTTGGTGATGGTGCTTTCGCTCAGTGACTTCGGGTCTCCGTTCTTGTCAGCCCATTCACTTGGGTCGAAAAGTTCGCCTGTCTCCGGGTCGTACACGTCCAACTCGCCGCACACAAATGAGTTGTACATTTCCCACACGCTTGTATTGAACGGCTGGTTCGGCTGCACGGCTATCGACCATATAAGGCGCATTGTTCTGTAGTCCACCTTACGGCTCGCCTGGTTGCCGAACTTGCGGCTGATGAGGCATTGATAGCCATCTCTCTGGTACTCGTTCACCTTCTTGCGGAAACGCAGCATACTTGCCGGCAGTGTGTGTCCTGTCTTCATGCGGTAGCCTTCCACGGCTTGCGACATCATGCTCCAGTCATACTTCTGTCCCATCGTCTTTTGTATCGCCTTGGCGTTGTTGTACAACTTGATGCAGGCGTTCAGTACACTTGCGTTGGTCACATACTCCTTCACATGGGCATCGGTGGCGTGGTCGTGTCCGCACTGGTTGCGCCAGTCGTTGAAATAGGCGACGGCTGCCTGGTCCACCTCGTAGTTGGCATCAAGCCATGCAAGCAGCACCTCCATAGAGGGGTCGGGATACAGGGTCTTGAGTTTCTCCTGATAGGAATCGGGCAGACTGCTGACTGCGATGAGCGCGTAGTTATTTGCGGAGCCTCCTCCACGACGCACTACATCTATGCGACCGCGTGCAGAGAGCTGCTTGTAGTTGGAAACGGTCATAACGCCTCCGTCCACAAGTTCCCGCATCGAGATGCAAAGTCTGTTATCGTGGTACTCCATAATTCTGCCTCCCTTATCTTAATGCACTTGCAAACTTCTGGATAGCAGGTATATCACGCACCATCACATTGTCATAGTGGCGAACAACTGTCCCTTTGTGCAATACATCACAACCTCCGTCTCCTTTCTTCTGAAACTCCAACAGCACGCCATTGGGAAGATACTGGCGCATATAGTCATCTGAATCGTAAAGCGTTTCAATCTCCGGTATTACAATCATGATGATACCACCGCGCTCCATGGCAAGTTTGCGTATTTTACGGGCAAGGTCAGTGTTTCCACGCTCACCTTCAAATCGGAGGGCATAGTAAACCATACGCTCTGTCACCTTCAACGAGGCCATTATGAACTCGCGGTCTTCTTTTTTAATGTGAATAAACCTTTTCATGTCTCACTTGTTTTGATGTTATACATATTGTGGATTGTGGGGAGTCGAACCCCGTGGCTGTCCTACGCTCTTCGCTTTCGCTTATTCCAACTTTCCAGCCATTGCAACCGTGCCACCCCTGCGGTCTTTCCCGCTGTCATCCGAGGCCAGCCCTGCCGACTATCCAGTACAGCACTCAGGGCTTCCGTGTTATCCTGCAATCATTTTACCTCGTTTATCTTTGGTCTTACGCTACATCCGTAGCAGGATATCAGCCGTCTTATCAATCTCGCCACATAACATTCTGGTGCTGTAAATACGATGCCGTCCTCTTCTGTGTAGCTGAAACTAACACCATCCATTATCAGAACCATTGCCACCTTGTGCTTCACGCTCTGTGTCTGCCATTCCTTTAATTCGTTGTCGTTCATATTCTTTATTTGCAAAAATTCGTTATTCTCGGCCTTTTTTCGTATCTTTGGCCGCTCGTTCAATCTTGAACACGTTGCAAAGATAGTGATAATTTTCAACCCGACAAATATATTCGGGGATTATTTTCAACTTATGGGTAATATTTTATCAAGAATACAGGAAATAGCCTCTAATGAGGGGATAACCATCGGCGCTCTTGAACGTCAGATAGGCGCAAGTAAGGGTGTCTTGTCCCGTGCTATAAACAACGGTACAGACATTCAGTCTAAGTGGATTCAAACAATAGTTGAAAATTATCCCCAGTATTCAGCTCGTTGGCTCATGATTGGAGTTGGAAGCATGCTTGAAAACGACACCGATAAACAAATTCAGGGGGAGGCGAATGATGATCAAAAAAAACGCATCGCTGTTCCAGTTCCAGACAACAGCCACGAGGGTATTCCGCTTATCCCCATTGACGCAATGGCAGGTGCTTTGACAGACGAGAGAACCGTACTTGAATATGAATGTGAACGCTACGTTGTACCTGCATTTAAGGGCGCAGACTTTCTCATTCCCGTAAAAGGTTCAAGCATGTACCCCAAATATAGTTCTGGCGATATTGTCGCTTGCCAACGAGTTCCGATGTCTGATTTATTCTTTCAATGGAATAAAGTTTATGTTATAGACACAAATCAAGGCGCACTCATTAAACGCATAAAACCTGGGAGCGACAAAGACCATGTCCTCATTGTATCGGACAACGAAAAATACGATCCGTTTGAGCTTCCATACTCAGCCATTCACGCAGTAGCCTTAGTTATCGGTGTCATAAGGTTAGAATAGCACCATACGCATACCCCTCCAACACCATTCGTACCCCATTTGGAGGGGTGTACCCCCTCTTTTGAGGTTCGCTTCACGCAAGAACCCCCATAAACACAAGGTTTTAGCCAGATTCTTGCACATTTTACCTATATCGCAAATGGGCAGTTCCCCCCACCCTATCCCTTAAAACTATCCCTTTCCCTCCCCCTCTATCCTCCCCCCCAAAACCCCGAATGTGTAACCCCACTTTTCAGAAAATGTAACCCCACTTTGTAACCCCAGCTGTAACCCCACCCACTATTTTCGCCATTTTTGGACATAAAAAAAAGGAGGTCAAACGACCTCCATTCCCACGACCGCCCAAACGGCCTTTTATTTGCGTTCTAACGCCATAAAAACACCAGCCTAATCATCTGTCCCACGAGAGCATGAAATAAGTGTAGATTGCTTGATTATAGCGCGTTTCGTGCATAATGTACCATTGCCAGACAGCCCGGCATGAAGCAAATAATTCTTCGTTGCGCCGATCTGTTCAGCCGTCAAAACCGTATAAACCGCGGAAATGCTGCTAAAGTACCAGTCTTTCCGCCTCGTTCCATCTATATTGTGCAGCAGATGCACATGTATTACCTTTGCCATATTCTCTCGTTTTGTTTTTGCAAATATACCAAATAATCATTATATGGAATAATTTCGCAATATAAAATTTCAGAAACACCATAAAAAAAGTGGCCTCAGCCACCATTCTACCCCACCCCAACACAACACCAACCACCAACAGAAACGCAATATAAACCACCCGTAAGCCCCATGTAAACCACAAGAGCCTCAACAAGCCCCAAAAGTAAACCAAATGTAAGCCTATGTAAACGCTTCGTTTTACGCCGTCATTTCAGCCACACACGCCTAACTCGTTGAAACACAAACCTCTCACCCATTTTTCAGCCGACCGACTCATATACGCTTCGTTCTGTGCCCCATACTTTGCGAGCAAAGTGAGCTACAATGCTGCGCCGCAAAGTGAGCTACAATGCTGGCGCCGCAATGAGCACCCCTGCTGACGCCCAAATACGAAAAATCCCCCAGTTCACATTCTGAACTGGGGGATTACTTATAAGGTGTATTTAATATTCACCTTTCATGCGAACAGGCGATTTTATTCGCTCCACAAGCTTGAGTTCCAGCCCTGCTTGTTAGATCTCACAACGCAATCGTCGTCAGCTCTCTCTTCATCGTAGAATCTGAGATCGCCGCTGCTCTGGGCAATCATCCCTTCGAGTTTATACTCAACGACCGTTGTTTCCGGTTTCAAATATATCTTTTTCATGACTTATGGATATGCTATTTTCTGTTGAACATTATTTAACGATGACCACTTTGCCGTTAACGACATACGCTCCAGCTGGGAGTCCCTGCGTTGTCGTGGCTTTGAGGCGCACGCCAGAGAGCGTATAGATGGCCTTGGGTGCTTCCTTAGTTGTGGTTGTGGCAGTGGCAATGCCCGTGGTTTCGCCGTCGAGCTGGAAGAAAGAAACGGCCTGAGCCTGTGCTTCCGTCAATTCCAAATATGCGCGGTTGGCTGGCACCTTGATATTGCCGCTCTTAGTCTGGTAAAAACCGAGCACACCATTTACTGTGGTGAGTACGTAGCGCTTGAAGCCCTCAGTTTTTGTAATAGCCGTTTCTGTTGCCACGCCCTTCAAGAGATTACCTTCAAGTGTCTTCATAGCTTCTTTGTCAGTAGCATAGCATTCATATTCGCCCTCGTTACCCTTTACGACGAGTGCAGCCCCTGCAGGAACGACATCGCCAGCATTAAATACGTCAGTCTTGACGAGCGTGCCGTTTGTATTGGCATCCTTATATCCAAATGCCGTCAAGCCTTCTGGAAGGATGTAGCTGTTTGAATTGTAGTAGGTGCCGAAGCCTTCTGGAGTGGCGATGGAGATGGTGCCGACGGAGGAGGCTGGGGCTACAGTGGTAACGATTATTTTTTTATAGTGTACAGCAGATGAGAATGTGAGAGTAACTTCCTTAGTTTTGACTGCTGAAAGATCTAATGTCTTTTTATTTACATCATAGGTACCACAACTATACTGGGGATTACTAGCTTTAGCAGCAGTACCTCCATATTGGAATTCTATCTTCTTTATTCTATAATCTGATAATATCTTGAAAGTATTTTTCTTGTACAAACGCATTGTTTTATCAGATTTATACCATTTGGGAGGATACGTTCCGCCATTGTTCTTAAAGGTCATAGTGATACCCTCGTCCTTCCAATCGGTAAGCGCATCTATAGAAGTATCCGATGTATATGAAAGATTTGAAAAGTCAATAGTAACCTCCTTACTTCTAGCAGGCTTAACCGTCAATTTATAAGAAACCGTAGCTACCTCATAAATATCTTTTGCCTCCGAAGTAGCTGTAATCGTTGTCGTTCCAACGCCTACAATGGTTACATCACCTGTTGAAGGGTCTACAGTTGCCACTTTATCATTAGAAGAAGTATATTGAACTGTGACACCTTCTGGAAGTCCTTCAAGTTTGGGGGCTTCAAAAGTTTCACCAACTATTTCATCATAAGATTCTTTCGGGAAAGAGAGCGCAGGAGCACCCTTCACTTTGATTTCGTATTTAGCCGTTGAAGTTTTATATTCATTATCGCCAGCAAACTTCGCGGTAATTTTAGCTGTACCTACACCAATACCTGTTACAACACCAGTATTAGCTTCTACGGTAGCAACATTTTCGTTGTCAGATGACCAGGTAATAGTTTTATCAGATAATGTTTGTTCACCAGCCTTTAAGGTCGGAGTGCTTGTATAAGTGCCTCCGATAGAAATTGGAGAGTCTGGAGCAGTGAGAGTCAGCGTAGTGGTCTCTAAATTAGCTGTCGAATAAGTGATTTCTATGCTTTTAATATATAAGGCTTTTACTTCTTTCGTTGGTTTATAAACAGATACTAATATGTTACCAGACGCATTACCTTCAAATGTATAAGAAGCATTTGAAGTTGTAAGTTCTTTCTCAACACCAAAAGCCGCTCCACCTACTTCACATTTAACTTTAGCTTTAACACCGCTTGCGGTTGAAGCATTTACTACTATTTTTGTGATGACGGCTTCAGCATAGGCGCTGGTAGATACTTTAATATATGAAACTGCGTCTGATTTTGTTCCGTAGTGAATGCCTTTATCTTTGTCAAAAGTGCTTTCCGCACCAGCATCAGAGGAAACCGTCCAAGCGCCGCCCTTATTATCAGTGCCTTTACCTCCGCACTTTTGAGTAAAATTCAACGAAGCCGTCTCCTGCGCAATACAATAATTACCCCCCCATGTTACGAAAGCCATGAGGCAGAGCAGCGCCAATTTAAAGGCTCTGCGAGATGTGTGTAATGTTTGTTTCAT